CTGGTAATATACCGATACATTGTTTTTTTGACCAATTCTATAACTTCTATCTTCTGCTTGTTCATTATCACCTGGTACCCAACTAAAAGAGTTGAATATTACAACCGTGGCCTCAGTTAAGGTAATACCGACACCAGCTGATGTTATGTTACCAATGAAAACTTTTGTTTTCTTGTTATTTTGGAATTTATCAATTGATTCTTGCTTAGCTTTACTGCTCATTCTACCATTATGTATAACACACTTATTACCGAAGTGTTCAGATAACTCCTCTAGTTCTTCAGTAAATGTTGTAAATATAATAACTTTCTGGTCTTGTTCAATAGCTTCCTCAGCTAACTCAATTGATTTAGGTATTGTTTCCATCGCAATGAATTTTCTCAATAGACCTAATTCAACTAAATCCTTATGTACTGAACTTGTTTTACGTTTACCTTCTTCAGCTCTTTTTTCTAAGTACTCTTCCCACAAGTTTTCGTATTCTGACCAACCACGTTTAGATAAATCATGGTACATTGTAGTTATGGTTTTATCTGGCATATCTAATGCTTCAGATTTTAATCTTCTTAACAAACTGTTTTTAGTTCTAATACCTAATTCAGCTAAATTTGACGCTCCATCAGTAATCCATATTTGTTTAGTTCTACCGTTTTTAAGTTTTTTATAGAAACGCTTGGCATCACAATATCTTGTGGCAAAAAACTTCCAGTTAGCACCTAATGGTGATTTTATTAATTTTAATAGGTTGAAAAAATCCATTGGTTTATTGGCAATTGGTGTACCTGTTAATAACCAAACTTTTTCTATATTACCACGCTCTATAATGTCGTTCATTATTTTAGTTCTTTGAGCTTTAGGGTTTTTAATTTTATGAGCTTCATCCATGATAACTAAATCATAATTTTCTTTCATGATATCCTCATAGTAAGGTTCATTTTTCTTACGAGGACCTGTTGAATGAAAATTCTTTAGAATGTCATAATTTATAATTGTATATTGACCAACGTCTGGCCAGTTACTACCACTAACTATAATCGCTTTCTTACCGAAGCTTTCAACTTCCCTTTGCCAAGATATCTTAACACTAGCTGGACATACGATTAACACTTTTTTAGCTCCAACTTCTAAAGAGGATATAATTGATTGATATGTATTATGTGTAACAATACCATGATTAATAACAAATAATGAGTCTTCAGCATCAACCTTAATACACACACTATCACCTTCACCAATAGATTCTATATTTTTAATGTATCTACCAACCTTATATTTTTCAGGTGTGTTATATTCATCAGCTTTTCTCTTTAACCTAAATGGATTCATCCCTTCTGGTAATTTAATATTTAAACGATAAGCTTTTTCATCATCTGAATTTTTATAAGAACCTATTTTACTCTTCTTTCTTACAATACCACCCAAACTATGTACAATTTCAGCCACATCATCAGCTAATTGTTCAGATACACTACAATATTCAGTTCCAGTAAAATTGCCACTTTTTGATTTCATACAATGACCATCAGTGTCCATAAGACCTTGAAGGATAGCTAATCTATCTTCAATTGAAGAATATTTATATATTTCTGGAATGAATTTGGTGTGAGATAAAGTACCATTTAATTTAAGTGCACATACTTCTTCTTTTAAATTATTTAAATAATTTAATCTTATATTAAAACCACCTGAACTTTCATTAACACATTGATTTTTAAATATTTCATCAAAATCAGCTTTATGTAAGCCAATACTAATAACACCCGTTTTTTTGATATGTCCACCACCCAAAGTAACACCTAATAAATAAGGTTCAATAGGTAATTTATATTCATTTTCAAATTCAATTGGTTTAACAATTGGAATTTGCCATTTGTTTTGTCCATTAGGTTGTTTGTAATATGTTTTAAACTTATAAGGTCTTTTCTCATTCCATCCAAAACCCCTTTGTTCTAACTCTAATTCTTTATCCAACATTTGTTCGATTGTTAAATTAGTGTATCTAATTGACCGATTTTTATTATTCACACTACCATTATTTGCTATAACAGTCCACATATGTTCTTTACAACAAATAGTAGAATATCCATCATTAAATGTTATTTTAAATAAATCTTTTTTAGGTTGTGGGTGAACTTCAAGAACTTTTGTTTTTTTACCATCAGAACCAATTACATAATCACCCACTTTTAAATCGCCAATTTTAACCTTTCCAGTTGGTGTGTAAACTAACTCATTGATAATCACCGCTTTACCCAAACCCATATCGTCAGCTAAAATAGCACCATCTCTGCATGATAAAAATTCAATTCCAGTTTTTTGGTGCTCATAAGGTAACCTACAGTCAGCGTCCATTTTTTCGTACCTCTCCCAGTCAATATCTAAATCACACTCAGTAAAATAAGGGTCATCCAATACCATAGTTTTTGGTAAGAAATACATTTTAGCGTGTTTCTGATTCCTCTTAAGCTTACCGTATACGTGATAAGTTTTTTCTTGGTCAGCTAACATGGCTTGAATTAGAATTCTTTCTGGAACAAAAGATAGATTTTCTTTTTCCTTTAAAGAGTTACCCAATAATGGATTTATTTCAACCACCTTGTTTAAGACTTGAGGTGGAGTATCGTGAAAATCAGTTATGTACTGAGATTGCCCTTCAGTTAAACTTATTTTACCTGTTTTGAGTAACTTAGATTTTAACTCCTTTATATAAGGGTTAATACCTTCGTATGTTTGCAATAAAGTTACTGCACCCCTACCCTTTAAATTATTTATATCTATCAATTTTTTAAGTGTTTAACAATATATTATATTACTTATAATAGTTATTTTTAATAAAAAGTCAAGTATATCGTCAGATTTACTAATAGTTAAATATTTATCTTTAAAGCTAATAGATTAACCATGAGTAACGGAAAAAGAAAAATACCAATTAAGAGAATAAACAAGTTTTTTTCAGGTGAAGATTTTGATTTAGAAATTGAAATGGGTAGAGAAGCTATGGAAGGTGATGGTAACTTCACAGTTATTTTGTATAGGGTTGATAGAGAGACGACACAATCTGATGACATATATAATGAAGCTAACGCTAATGAATTGAATTACCACCCACCTGTTGAGTTATACGTCACTCCTACAATTAATGAAGCTAAGAATTTAACTTATAATGAGTCAAACTTTAGGTATCAAGAAGATGGTAATTTAAGTTTTATTGTTTATGTAGAGCATTTGAACGAATTAGGTGTTGACGTTACTGTAGGTGATTATGTAGGTTATCCAATTAATGAAACTGACATGATTTATTTTAGTGTAACTAACGCTGGTGAAAAGAACTACGACAATAAACACACAATAATGGGTTATAAAAGCGCTTATAGAATTATTGAGTGTACTATAGCCAATGAAGATGAATTTAACGGAAGATAAATATTATAAAATTATGACTAAAGAAGAAAAAAAAGAATATAGTAAAAAATATTATTTAAAAAATAAAGAAAGATTACTTAAGAAGCAAAACGAGTATAGATTAAACAATCTAGATAAAATTAAAAATTATAAAGAAGAAAATAAAGATAAAATCAATGAATATCAAAAAGAATATAGAGAAAATAATATAGAAAAATTTAAAGAATACGAAAAGAATAGAGATGATAACACCAAAAGGCAAAAAAAATATAATTCTTCTAATAAAAGAAGGATACAGAGAAGGAAAACTAGGAAAAAGACCATAGCTGACACTTGGAGAAGTGTACTACATAGTTCATTAAAAAAATTAGGTAAAGTTAAAGAAGGTCGCACTATTTATTTATTAGGTTATTCAGCGATTGATTTAAAAGAACATTTAGAAAAGCAATTTATTGATGGTATGAATTGGGATAACCATGGTGAATGGCACATTGACCATATTTATCCACTTTCTAAATTTGATAAAACCACACCGATAAACGTTGTAAACGCATTAAATAATTTACAACCATTATCGGCTAAAGATAATTTAACTAAATTTAATAAAATAACATAATGTCAGGTTTACCAAAAGGATTTAGAAAAAATGTTAATATTATTAAACAAAGTACTGGGCCTGAGAGGAGGCAAGAGTATTTAGATGATATTGATTATAAAGGTATGTACCTACCTAAAGGTGTAGAGACTGAAGATATTGATAGAACTTTTATTGAATTTGTTGATGATGAAATATCATTACAAGTTGATGGTGAGGAAGTACCCGTTCTATTCCTAACAATACAAAAGTGGGCTGAATTTAGTAAGACTTGGAGTTTTTCTGATAAATATAAAAATGTTAAAATGCCTTTTATTACAATAGTTAGAGAACCTAATTTACAAGTGGGTACGAATCAAGCTGGTAATTGGAATATAC